GGCCATCACAACGCAAGACAAGATGCCCCAGTTGGCCAAGCAAGAGCAATTGATCATGCCGGCCAGAAGTTTAATGAAGGATGTGGATGGAATTGTTTTATTGATCCACAAAGCCAACTTGACCACAAACAGCCGCACCACTGTGCTGGCGCTCAATTCCGATGGCACAAGAGAGAAGGCTGTGGAGGGGACTGTCACAAGCCTTTTCAACGCAAGCGCTGACAGGAACGCTGCCATGGTGGCCATGCTCAACAACGAGGTGCTGTGCGAAGAGTTCAACCCGTCAAGCAAGGTCGGTGAGTGGGGCATCAAGCAGGGTGTCAAATTCATGTGCAGAGGCTCAATCCCACCGGACCCTGGCAAGTTTGCCGGCTACATTGCCATTGGGTTTAAAGACAAGCCAGAGGACATTGGTGCATTGAAGACCCGCATCAACTTGGCAGCCAGCGATATGTCAGAAGATTGAAATGAATGCGCTGGCTCATTCTGTTACTGTTATTGGGGCTTGTTGGGGCCGTGGCAAAGAGTGGGTGTTATGTCAGAGAATTCTATGGAATTGGTTACACAACGCACGACCCAACCCAGCGCCACAAAGAGATGATGGTGTGGCTGGACCAGAATGCACAGTATTGCAAGGCTTCAGATTTTGTGGTGATTTGGAACAACTTATCAGAATGGGCAGGGTCAGCAGATTCAACATGGATTAGAGCCAAAGTAATTCACGGGTACAAGGATGCACTTGAGAGGGAGAAAAAATGACGATTGACACGATCAAATTGTTTCCCACTGTGCAGCCCTCTGGGTATCCAGACAAACATGACCTTGCTCAAGTTAAGCTAGAAAAACAGCATGAAATGAATAAGGCAAATGAATTAGCAAAGCAGAAACAGACAGAGCTGCAAGACTTAGCGTTTGAGATTTACACAAAAAAAGTAGTTCAAGAGCGCTTGCGCATGGAAATATTTCAGAATCGAAAGGTGGATATTTATGTTTGATATTTTAAGTGGCGGCATATTGGGTTCAATCTTTGGCGGCATCTTTAGGATGGCCCCAGAGGTCTTGAAGTGGCTTGATAAGAAAAACGAGAGATCGCATGAACTCTTGATGTTTTCTCGCCAGTGCGAACTGGAACAACTAAGGGGCCAGCAAAAGCTCGCTGAGATTGGCGCTCAACGTGAGGCAGCTGTCGATGTGGGCGTGATGGATGCCTTTAACAATGCCATCACCCAGCAGGCCGAGATGGTCAAAGCTGCCGGTGGATGGGTGGCCAGTCTGTCGGCATCAGTGCGGCCCCTGGTCACATACTGGGTGCTGTTTGTGTGGAGCTTCATCCATGTCTGGTTTGCATGGAATGCTTGGCTTGCTGGCGCTCCAGCGGTGGAAGTGTTCAAGACCATGATGACACCAGACTTTTCTGCATTGCTGTCTGGGACAATCAATTATTGGTTTCTTGATCGCACATTGGCCAAGAGGGGTCTATGAACTTAGAGCTGGCTGCTGCCCTTTGCCGCCAGTTTGAGGGCTATCGGGCCAAGCCTTACCTTTGCCCAGCCGGTGTGGCAACAATAGGCTACGGCTCGACTTACTACGCTGACAAGCGCAAGGTGACATTGGAGGACCCACCAATGGATGAGCCAACGGCCAGAGCCTTGTTGATGATAGAGCTTGAGCATACTTACTTGCCTGGTGCGTTAAGGAACTGCCCCATCCTTGCCACAGACGAAAAGAAGTGCAACGCCATCGTGGACTTCTGCTACAACCTCGGCACTGGCCGGCTTCAGACTTCTACCTTGAAACGAAAAATCAATGCAGGGGACTGGGAAGGCGCCAAAGAGCAGCTCATGCTGTGGACCAAGGGTGGTGGAAAGGTTTTGCCTGGTTTACTAAAGCGCAGAAAAGCTGAGTGCGCTTTGCTTGATTGAGGCATAAAATTACCCCATGGCCAGCCAAACACAACAACTTGAGAATCCAGCACCACCAACCCTTGGTTATCCGACCGAGGTGTATGAGCGCAGGCATTTCAATGAGAACAATGGCTCGCTGACCATTTACTTTAAGAAGCTGGCCAGTGTGCTGGGGTCTTTGTTTGGACCAAGGGGCGGTCGGTTTATGAATGCACCCCACGGGGCTTTTCAAAGCACTGTGGACCAAACGGCAGCAGCGGCCAACACGGCCTATGCCATGACACTGAATACTGTCGATTACGCCAATGGCGTGACTATCGCAAGCAATTCAAGGATCACAGTGGCTGACGCTGGCATTTGGAATTTGCAGTGGTCTGGCCAGTTTGAAAACCCAGACTCTCAGGACCATGATGTCAGGGTCTGGCTCAAAATCAATGGGGCTGTGGTGACTGGATCAACTGGATTCTTTGCAGTGCCAAGCAAACACGGCTCAGTCAATGGCCATGCATTAGTCGGCTGGAATTACTTTTTGAGCTTAAATGCAACCAATTATGTGGAACTTTGGTGGGAGACTGACAGCAGTCAGGTGAGTATTCAATCCTATGCTGCATCAGGAAATTACCCCTCAACGGCATCACTTATTGCGACAATGACATTTGTCTCAAACATTACCTAAATACTGCCATGTACATACCTTTAAAGCTACCCCCAGGTGTTTTCCGAAATGGTACTGAATACCAGGCAGCAGGCCGCTGGTATGACGCAAACCTAGTGCGCTGGTATGAGGGGACACTACGCCCCATCAATGGATGGCGTACCAGGTCAAGCTCACAGATGTCTGGCTCATGCCGAGGCATCATCACTTGGCGCGATAACAGTGGAAACCGATACATTGGCGCTGGAACGCATACCAAGCTCTATGCCATGAATGAGGCTGGGACACTCAAAGACATTACGCCAACGGGCTTCACCAGTGGCTACGCAAGCTCCACAACCCTCACCGGCTATGGATACAGCACCTATGGCACGTTTGCCTATGGCGTGGCACGGCCAGACACCGGCACACCTATTCCTGCCACCACTTGGTCACTCGATACATGGGGCGAGTATTTGATTGCTTGCTCTAGCACTGATGGCAAGCTCTATGAATGGCAATTGGGGTTTGCTACACCCACATTGGCCGCAGCCATTACCAATGCACCAGTTAACAACAAGGCGGTTTTAGTCACCCAAGAGCGCATTATCTTTGCCCTTGGCGCTGGTGGAAACCCACGCAAGGTGCAGTGGTGCGACCAAGAGAACAATACCCTTTGGACACCAGCAGGCGACAACCTTGCAGGCGACTATGACTTGGCCAGCCCTGGCACATTGATCGCTGGCAAGCGGGTCAAAGGTGTCAATCTACTGTTTACAGATGTGGATGTCCACACGGCCCAGTATGTTGGCGCGCCATTTGTCTATGGCTTTGAGAAGGCTGGCTCTGGCTGCGGTCTCATTTCAGCCCAAGCGGTGGCGGCCATTGATACGGCAGCCATTTGGATGTCACGCGCAGGCTTTTGGATATATGACGGCTATGTCAAGCCACTGCCAAGTGATGTGTCAGATTACATCTTTGACAACATCAACTACGCGCAGGCCAGCAAAATCTATGCGGTCCATGTCAGCAAGTTTGGCGAGATTTGGTGGTATTACCCAAGCGCATCGAGTAATGAAAACGACTCTTATGTCACTTTCAACTACCGCGAAAACCACTGGAACATTGGCACATTGGCCAGAACTGCTGGGGTTGATGCCGGTGTGTTTACCTATCCCTTGATGGTTTCAACCACTGGCTACATCTATGAGCATGAAGTCGGTTTTAACTATGACAGTGCCAGCCTCTACGCTGAAAGTGGCCCAGTCCAGCTTGGCAATGGCGACAACATCATGTCGGTGCGTCAGGTCATTCCCGATGAGCAGACTTTGGGTGAGGCCGTGGTTTCATTTAAAACCCGCAATTACCCGACTGGCACTCAATCGTCATTTGGACCATACACGGCAGCCAACCCAACTTCTGTCAGGTTTTCTGGGCGCCAAGTCAATATGAGGGTCACTGGCAACACCTTGGCCGACTGGCGTGTCGGGGTGATGAGGCTTGATGCTGTGCCAGCTGGTAAGCGATGAGCGACCAAGAACATTTGGACAGGCTGCGCCATCATGTGGAGGCTGCCTTAGAATACAGTGGAGGCACACATAATTTTGACGATGTCGCTGAGATGGTCGAGGATCACAGATTACAGCTGTGGCCAGCCAAGGACTCGGTGGTGTTGACAGAGATCATTGTCTATCCCAGGCTAAAGAATTTGCATTATTTTCTGGCTGGTGGCGACCTAGATGAACTCTCACGGATGCGACCATTGATCGAATCCTGGGGCAAGTCTGTTGGCTGCACCAGGGTGACTTTGGCAGGCCGAAGGGGCTGGTCAGAGACATTTTTGAAAGACGAAGGGTACAAACCAAAATGGGCTGTACTTGCAAAGGAACTTTAGGGGAAGACTATGGCTACAAAGACCGAACAATTGCTTGCATATTTGCAAACACCAGGCTTGTCAGATGCGGCAATTGCCAATGAAATAAACCGCATTGGAATTTCAGCACAAGAGGTTTCTGCCTTGACGGGTGTGCCAGCGGCCACTGTACAGCAGCGCATTACAGCTGCAACGCCAGTGACAACGGCCACAAAGCCAACCTTTGCAACGCAAGCAGAGACTGGTCTTTATGACTATCTGCAAACACCTAATTTAACTGATGCACAAATTGCTGCTGAAGTGAATCGTCTGGGTCTCAATGCGCAGCAAATTTCAAGCATGACGGGTGTGCCAGTGGGCCAAGTGCAGTCAAGGCTTTCCCCATATTTGCCAAAGACTGTGGTTGATAACACTAAAGTTAATACAACTACAAACACAACAAATACAACAGCCACAAACAATTACGACTTATTTGCCAACTGGCTTAAAACAACACCCAATTTGACTGACACGCAAATTGCTGCCGAGATGAATCGTCTTGGCATCACAACGGGCCAAGTGGGTCAGATCACTGGAATGCCTGGCACAGACATTGAGAATCGTTTTCGGGCGACCACACCATTTGCTGGTGCAACCCAAGGCTTTGCCCAGAACTTCAACAACTATCAATCCATTCCAATTGGCTCTCAGTACAACCCATTTGCAGTGGGTGGCACTGGCTCACCCTATGCCCAGATCATGGGCCAGATGAGACCAGTCGGCAATCCTTATCAAAATGTTGTCGGCAACTTGCCAATGGGTGGCTATAACCCTGGTCTGTATGACCAGATCGCAGCTGCCAATGCGGCAAGAGCTGCGGCTGCGGCTGCTGGAAATACTGCCGTGGACCTTTCTGGTGGTGGCACTGGTGATGCGGCTGCGGCTGCTGCTGCTGCTGCGGCATCAGCTGCCGATGCTGCGGCTGCTGCGGATGCAAGCGCTAGTGGCACAGCTCCGGGCAGTGATGGCGCTCCAGGCTCTGGCGCGGCTGAAGGTGGCCTAATTACTAGAGTCTTTGGCCCTGACCCTGCTGGACCAGATGAGGGTCAAGTTGACATGATGCGCGGTGAATACGTCATCAAGAAGTCCTCAGTCGATAAATACGGCAAGGGACTCTTGGACATGATCAATGAAGGCAAAGTGCCTG